TAACAACCTTTTGGTATATAGACGTTGGTTATAATAACTGTTCGTTTGGAAGACATGCCTCTTGCTTCTGCTCAACGCCGGAGGACCCAGAGAACATGGAAGTTGATGGGTCCGAATGCAAATATTCACATTTTCACCACTTTTGTGGAGACCATGTTGGTGACTGGTTGCTCCTTTATCTCTTTCATAGTATACTGTTGCGAGAATCAAGAGAGCTGTACAACGAGATCATCGCCGCAACGTGGAGAAGACGACACGTTGCTTATTTGCAAGAAGAGGAGCAAGCAACTCCGGAATTTTGGCTAGATACCGCTCTAGCTAGAGGTCAGATTTACTCTGATGAGTCCTCGGATGAGTCACCTTAATTTATGTTCGTGATAAAGTTAATGATAATTAGTTTGATAAGTCAATAATAAGAATAATAATGAGTTTCTTAATAAATTAATGTATAAATTATGTGTATTTCTATTTTCCTGTAACCCTATCATTGTAGAATAACAGAAAGTGTGCAAAGTATTAAGACTATGTCGTCTGACGTTGATTGAAGTTTAACTTCAGTTTTTCCTGTCTCAGAACTATGTTGAATTGAATTAATTTGCGCATTTATGACGTTGAACGAAAGGGAAATGCTAGTGGTCATCTTGCCAACGACACTAATTACATTTTGAGCTGACGACGGGTTTGTATCGTTGGCCTATGCAAAGTAAGTTTTACCTAGCGATGGGGGTGCAGCTTCAAGTGTATAGGACAGCGTGGAACTTCGCAAATACATTTTTTTCCGAAGCTAACATGGTTACATCGCTTGACATTATGGAGCCTTTGAAAACTCCTGGGTAAGTAACGGCGTTCCGTCATCACGAATGAGGGAATGAAATAAAGCTGAGCTCGCCTATGGTTTTTTTAAACATTAGTTTCAAGCATTGCGGGTGTGTCTCGCAGCGAAAAAGGTGCAGCAACGTTTGCATAATTGTAAATTTTTTTTGGTTACCGGTAACTACTTCGTTGTCCGCTCTATTCAGACAAATAGGAATCTGCTCTGAATAAATAGCAGTCTGGTAGAAAATACAAGTGCATTGAGAGACAGTCGCGCTATCATGGTCCGAGCATTCTCTGCGAATCCACATCAAGACTACCTTCGCTACATCGTCGACCACACTGCTTGAAATCACTAAGCAGTTGAAAAGTTCTGCAGAAATGACGGCGTTACACGGCATCATGCATGAGGGTACAAGGCTGCGACAAGCGACGACTGAGCTCAACCACGGTTTATTTTGTTCTAGCTTCAAGCGTCGCTGATGTACCTCTGAGCGAAAAAAGATGCAGCAATGTTTTTACATTTGTACATTTTTTTTTAGTACCAGTAACCATTGATGTGTTGCTCGTTGTATACTGATGGATGGGAATCTGCTTTTGAGTCGTCCCCCGAACATTTACGCATAACGCAAGCAATGGATTGAGAAGATTCTGCACCGGGCATGAATATTCATCACAATCGGCCGTGAAGTCACATTAATTATTTCCTAGAAGTTGGAAACGCGGATAATGGTTGATTGCCGCAGAAAGCTTTTATGACTGTTAGAACCAGTATGGCTCTCAACTTATAAATATTTTTTTTTTTTTTTTTTTTTTTTTTTTTTTTAACTCGGTATGTGCAACTATAAGCTGTTATATAATAACATTGAATAGTTTTGCTCGCTGATCGAAGAAAGGTGGGTCAGAGCAGGCATCCATTGATGCTTTATCCTCTGTTTTTCGCGTTTATTATTGCCTCAGTGCTTCTAACTTATAAATATGGATGTCGCAACATTAGTGGCCATAGCATGCCTGATTACAATAAGTCATTAAGACAGTTTAATTACTTCGTAGCACGCAGGGATAAGGATACCTGGTACTATCCATAAAAAGATTTTACGGCTGTCCGAAAATAAGTAGGCTGGCAGTCAACATCGGGTCGTCTACCAGAACTGTCGAACATACTGTGGTCTCCTGGTATTCATTGCTAGTTACTTCACTAGAATACCTCAGTGATATACTTCTATTTAATCTACTGTTCTAATAGAACGAAGTGTTGCTCGTGCTGTGGACAAAGATATCGCGCATCCTGAAGTTTCTGGATACACAGGGGCAAATCCGTTGAAGATTTACAGCTACTAGCAGTGGGTCTTTATTGCGTTATCCGTGCAGATGATTTTTCTCGACATACCGCTCAACATTTTCGTTTTCCTTTCGTCAAGTGAATCTTGATGTGCATTTTGAAATGTTCTCCAAATATTGTACACAGTTTAAGACTTTATCGACAATTCACTACTAGGCAAAGTAAGTTTTGCCGCTTTTCTAAGAATTACTGTGCCTTATCGTAAATGTTATCTGAATTCTTATGATCCATAGAAAAAACATTTTTAATATTAATTAACGAAATAGGGCGTTGGTTTTCAGAACTCGCGCGCTTATCTCTCCATTGTTTGATAACGAGTGACCCCAGGTCACATTGTAATTGAATATATAGGAGCACGTGTCAAAAATACAATGAGTAACGGATAGTCTGACTATTAGTACGAACAAATCCATTGCACTGGGATCGGCTATCCGTTAGATACGTGTCTGTTCATTTGCGCGGTTCAAATAGAAGAGAAAAACAGGATACAAAAGGTGCGGAATCAAGTGCATTCAAGATGGAGCTACAAGCTCTCACACCAGTTTTCTTCGCGTCACAGCAAATTTATTTTCCATATGATCTCATCGTATACCTAAGCAATTTTCTTGAGTTTAAAGATTTCCGAAATTTTACAAGAGCCCTGTCGGCCAGTGGAAAAGAACACGAAATTTTTCGGAAGGATCTGTGGCGAATGTCAACACACCAATTCCACGCTACTTTCTTAAACAGAAAATCATTAGAAATCGAGTACAATTTCGATCCGGAAAGACCACAAGAAGATTGGGTTCTCATCAATGTGCAAAGCCTTTTACCAATTCTTAACGGGATAGTGTCTCCTGGCCTGAGTAATTTCGAAAGCATTTTCAAGATCAACAACTTTTTGGATTTAGACGCTGGTATAAACATGTGTTCGCTTGGTAGACACGCCGGTTGCGATTGTCATTCGCCCAACGACCCGGAAAGTGTAGAGATTGATGGGCCCGAATGTGAACACTCACACTTTCATCATTATTGCGTGCAACATATTAAAAAGTGGTTGCGCTTATATCTGCTCCATTCAATCCTTTTACGCGAATCAAGGCAGCTGTACAACGAGATCATCAACAAAACGTGGGGAGGTCGAGAAGCTGCCTATTTGCAGGAGGATCACCAAGCTAATCCAGAATTTTGGCTGATCAGCGCGCAAGCTAAGGGTGAGATTTGGTATGACCAGTCGCCGTAATCTAAGTTGATAGTACAATAAATAAGGTATCTCAACATTTGATTCTTTCATTTCATTGTAGTGTAACCTCATACATTGTAGAAAGTACAGAAAATGGGATAGAAACGTAAGAGGACTTTTACTTCGACGTTGATTTGAGTAGAACTTCATCTTCCTACACCAAGAATAGGGTCGGATGAACATGCCCATACAGTTCGTGCCGAACGAGGAGAGCCATCAGAGTGTGAAAGGCACGAGTACGAGTAGGATTTGCTTAGAACAAGTAAGCTGATACACATCATCGCATCGTCTACTTGAACTTTTTATCACGCACGCTGCAGCCTACTAATACTATAGCTATCCTCCATCGACTATAACTTCTTGAGTCTGCAATACAGGTTAACAGTATTATTTATATCACGTTTTCATTGGTTGCGGGATTACCACTAGCAACCGGGAAGTTTTTGAAAACTAGTAGAGTGTAGATCTCTTCTTAATGACACCACAACAGGTTATCGTGCGCGTGATAGTAGAACAATCGTCGATAGCGCAAGCTAATATTTTAGACTGTGCAGGTGGTGGTTTGTAAACAATACTACACGTCCACGGGTTATACCGTGTTGTATATCTCTCATGATCATACTTTTAGTCCGATGGCCGTTTTGTTCCAACGCCGTATAAGCATGTAAATAATTTAATTCAACATAGCTTTTGACATGACAGAATCTGGAGTTCAAATTCAATCAACACTGGACGACAGAACCCTAATATTTTTCTGGCACGCTTTCTGTCATTCTAATATCAGGGTTGCGAAAAAAAAATACACACATTTCATACTTTTATTTATTACATTATGAACTTAGTTTATGACGAATCATCGGACGAATAACCCGACGTAAGCCTACCCCTAGCCAGAGTGACGTCTAGCCAAAATTCTAGGAGTTGCTTGGGCCTCTTCTTGCAAATAAGCATGGTCGTCACTATCCCATGTTGTAGCAGATGAGTTGGCTATACAGCTCTTGAGATTCTCGTAGCAGGAAGAATTAAGCAAATAATAGCGCAGCCACCTACCAACATGTGCCGCACAAAAATGGTGGTAATGTGCATACACGCATTCGGACCCATCAATTTCCATATTCTCTGGTTCGCCCGGCGTGGCACAGTAGCAGGAGGCGTGTCTGCCATGGAAACACTTGTTGAAATTGACGGATATATCCAAAAAGTTCTGCATGTTGAATAAACTTACGAAAGTATCCTTGGTCTGGAGACACTACTTCACCAATGACTGGTGACAGGCTTTCCACTTTGACGAGAACCCACTTCTCTCGTGTTCTTTCCGGATCAAAGTTGTACTCGATTTCCAATGATTTTCCGTTTAAAAAAGTAGCTGTGAATTTGTGTGTCGAAAGTCGCCACAGATGCTCTGGCTGAAGAAATTCATGTTCATTGCCGTTGGGCGACAGGGCTCTTAAAAAATTTCGGAAATCCTCAAACCTTAGAAAATTGCTTAGGTATACGATGATGTCATGTGGCAATTGAATTTGCTGCGACGTGAAGAACACTCGTATGGGCTCCATCCTGATTTCACTTAATTCCGCACTTTCTGCATCCGTTATTTTTTTTACTTGGAACCCACAAAATACTGGACAAGCCTTGTATGTTTAACCGACAGTAGGCATTCGTGCACCCGCAGTAATCTGATGTTTGTACTAAACTGGACAAACAATGAGCTTGCATAGCTCATTTAATCAAAACTAGTGTCAAATAAAAATACTCTTTTTAGTGTTTGTTATTTTTGGAGTTAGCCGGGTCACTGTCGCGGTTATCAAAGGAGGACAAGATAACCGAGGGGAGCGAGTTTTTAAGCATCGAATGTCGTTAAATCTATCTGTTTCAATGTGTTATCACGATGATGACCGTATTGTGTAACGATAATAAAGTCTATCTTGATGTTGCTAAGTGACTAAGACTACTACAATATACCACATAAACGGGGAGATTCTCCCAACTCTGTTGAGAGTGCGTGACCTTGGCGTGCATTTCGTAGTGATGGTCACTCCCGTTACATCATAGATTTTGCATCTTGTCAGCGCCCAAGATGCTGAGGTATATAAAGCGGTTTGTCGTGAATTTGACAGCCCGCTGGCGTTGAAGGTGCTTTACTCGGCGTTGGTGCATTATAAGCCGGACTACGCGTTGTGATATGATTATTCCTAATATGAGTATTCAATGGAGCAGCATGAAGTTGAAGAATAGGGATTTTCTAATCCAATAAAGAAATATGTGCAAGTTCAGCATTCGTCACTAAGTTTACATTTGCTTTCAAATGAAACAAATTTAAATTTTTAGATTTTTAATCTTAGATAGTGAATACATTACATTGTAGCGCAAATCACTTTCGTTGACCCATTCTCATGAAGGAGGCGACTCGAGCGTTCTCCTTTTCTCGCAGTCTGTCGGCTTCACGACGCTTCTCTTCGTCGCGACGTGCAGCCTCACGACCCTTCTCTTCTTCGCGACGGGCAGCCTCACGACGCTTCTCTTCTTCGCGACGAGCAGCCTCACGACGCTTGTCTTCTTCACGACGCTTCTCTTCGTCGCGACGTGCAGCCTCACGACGCTTCTCTTCTTCGCGACGGGCAGCCTCACGACGCTTGTCTTCTTCACGACGCTTCTCTTCGTCGCGACGTGCAGCCTCACGACGCTTGTCTTCTTCGCGACGAGCAGCCTCACCGGAAACTCCACAGCTTTTATTCCACATATTGAATTTTGACAAACTTTCGATAACGTACGATCGCGTTGTAAGTTGATGAATTATGGGGATAAACTATATTAATAAGGACCGGTGTTGAGCCTTTTATAGGATCCCTGTTACACATACCGGAACACGCACACACCACTGAATTTCTTTTGATCCTCTGTCGGCGAAACGCTCGCGATAAGCACATATTGATATTATTTTTATTCTTGTATTTTTAACAACTTACTAATTGAGAATAATTGATAAGGAACCAAGCGACCCTAGGAGACCCTTCATTGTTGGCGATAAAACCGGAAACTGCTATCGATATCGTGGAAAAGTCATGTCGGTTCATTACATCCTTTGCGGATTAATTAAGACTTATCGATTTTAATCAACGTGTTACTCAAATTCAAGGAACAGAGAACGTTTTTTGCCTCCGCTGCGTTAATAATAATAGTGCTATTGCTCTAATGTGCACGTCAGCTACAGAATGTTTCCATCAATGTTTCAAGAGCATGCTTGCAACTTACCAGTAGAGAGTTGTCATTGTGGTCTTGTTTTTTAAAAGGCACGCTCAAATCATAAGCGTTCATTGATTCGGGTACGGTGATGGATCCCCCTGAAAAGTTAGCAGAATGTTGGGTGTTCAGCTTAGCAAGTCGCAAAGTCAAGGCTCAGCTCCGACAATCTAATGACTTGTCAAACTGCAACGACTCTTCTCGACCACTTCCAGCCATCGTCAACTTATTCTCTCTCATAACAGCCGTATCTCGTATTGACGATTTGCTATCAGTGCGAAACTGGCACTTTGTAGTACGTTGCAGTTACGCACTAACAGGCTGTCAACTATGTCCGAAAGGAACGTGCATCGTGTGAACTGTTCCACTTGACCAACCTTCTCAAGTCCAACTGTTATCTAGTAGACTTGGTACGAAAACCGATTGCATGTTATAGTTGACCACTCTTCGTCGTTGTTCTAACTGTAAATACTGTCATCGTCGGGTCCGATGTAAAGCCAAAATTGATTCAGTATAACGTCCAAATAACGTCCAATGTTGCCATGCTTATCATCCGTGAGCCCAAGTTTTGCTCTGGATTTCTGGTGGGTTTGTTCTGTCCCGTTCATCTTACGCTGGACATGAATCAATGGTCTCGTCTCAGTCGTCCGTCATCTCGCGTTTGTCTCAGTGGCCTATCTCAAAGACCACCGGTAGTACCTTCATGACCCAACCCCCGGTGTCGATAAATAGAAGAACAGTTCCATAATACTCCTGTATTTCACAAAGAGTGTCTCGTTATCGTTGACGCTGCACTTCTTAATGAATGCTTTGCGACGTTTGGTATATACCTGGCTGGTAGAAGAAAACTCGAGCTGCGAGTGAACATCTCATAACCAATGCATGTGCATTGGCAGAGAGTCGCTGTGGTTGATCAAACATCCAGTCTATTTCTATTAAAGCTACCTTCGCTCTAACTCCGACTGCACACATTGACATTACTCAACATTTGAAACGTCCTATGGACCTAACGGTGTTGCTGGATCATGTATGCGGGTGCAAAGCTTTGACGAGCATTGACTGGGCTCACTTATGGTTTTTTGTTGTAGCTTCAAGCGTCGCAGATGCATCATTAATTGCACAAAGGTGCATCAATATTTTCACATCTGTACATTTTTTTGATTACCGGTAACCATTGTTGTGTTACTCGTTTTATTTGGACGGATGGGAATCCGCTTCTCACGCATAACGTCAGCAATAGATCGATAGTTACAAGCATTCAGCGTGAACCACTATGAAATCATTGAACAAAATTGTAGATACTCATATTTATTGTTGAAAAAGTTGCTACAATGCACGTTCCATCACCCCTACAAATCTGTTAACAATTGTGATTTTTGGTATTCACATGGCACGTAGAGTACGTGCAATGTTTACGATGCAGTTTTTGTCAACTACGTTGAAGTAGACATAAATAGTCCAATGTGTTATTCCATCGGTGGCTGCACAATAGAATCGTTATCTCCAATCTCATAAGTATTGATAGACACGCGACACGAATGCCTCCTTATGAACGTGTCGCCGAGTCATTGCATCGACGACTTATTGGTACAGAACATTCTAAGAGGTCTGCTGCCACTCTATAGCTACCAGCCTTTTTTTCGCATGCATAGTTTGCAAGTTTGGAAAAGCGAAGACTGAGAGCACAGAAGAATTCTAGTCATTCTAATAAAGGAGAATGTTTCAACGGCCAATAATGTAAACAAACAAAACCTATGACCTTAGAATCAAACGATTACCAAACAATGACAGAAATAGAAAAAATTCAATGTAGCACCTGTTCATACAACCCGCATTATAATCAAGTGTCGTACATCGAACTGCAGTAGGTATAAAGAAATGTTTTTACAACGGATTTTAAAATGGATTTTCCAATACCATTGTAATTATAGGTTGGATCGAGGAGCCATGACGTCATTTGTTATTGTATTGTGCCGTTTCATATAATAGGTAAATGGAATTCAATAGATGGGTGAATAACATTCAATGCAGATACCTTTTGTGTAACAGTTAGGCATTTTTGTTGTTAGTTAAACAATATGTGTCATGACCACAGGTTCTGATAATGCGTCAAGTATAAAGTAAGCAGCAGTATGGCTCATATTTAGTGGTACTTTGGTCTATTAAACCATCAGGACGTGTCCGGTCCTTTGCGCAGTTGAAGGAAAAAACAACAAAACTCAAAAGTGCGGGATCAACTACGATCAGGATGGCGCCACTAGAATTGAGAAAACTCCGAACACCCGCGTGCTCCACGTCATGGCGAATTTCACCAAATGCTGAAGGAGACGAGCCGGATCTGGAGCAACAATGGCTATTCCCGACACGAAAATTTGAAGCTAAGTTTTTAAATGGAAAACCATTAGAAATTGAGTATAATTTCGATCCGAGAAGAACACGAGACAATTGGGTTCTCGTAAATGTGGAAAATCTGTCACCTGTACTTGGTGGGATGGTGGTGACTCCAGCCATGAACAATTTCGAAAGCATCATTAAGAT